TCATTTTGCGATCATTATTCCTATCGAGCCGATCAGAACGCCGTACAGCAGTCCTTGACCTTTGGCGCGCCTGATTTTGGCGTTGTAGGCGGCGCGTTCCCGTTCCAGTTCCCTTTTCAGGTCGCCGACCAAGCGCCGCGTGTCCTCGGCCTGCGCGGCGATCTCCGCGCGCAGCTCGTCCATGCCCTGCCGCAGCACGCGTACGCTCTCGCGGTCGGCCGTCCATCCCGCCACCGTGTCGCGCATGGCCTGCTCGCTCAGCAGGTAGCCGCCGGGGACGCGCTGCACATCAGCGGTCTTTGCGGTACTCGGCGAGCAAAGCGTCGAGAGCAGCAGTGAGGCGGTCAGCAGGCAGCTCAGCGGTCTTTTTACGCACAGTCTCACGAGCGGTCACCTCCCTCTGTCTGGTGGCGTCAACAATGGCGTCTGCCCGGCGCTCCGACGTGGCGGCGCTCTCGCGCAGGCGAGAGATCAGCGCGTCCGTCTCGCCGCGGCCGTCATAGCCGTGCCAGTACCACGCTGCCAGCAGAGCGACAACGACAATCGCTGCCAGTACGTAGAGCCAGCGGCGGCTTACCTTTCCGAGGACCGCGGCAAAGATATTACTCATCATGCCCACGGCGGTCCCACTTTCCTTTCAGCAGCCATTCCTGCACGCCGTCGAATGCCGCCTTGACCGTCTCCTGGATCTCCGTATAGGCGATGTCCAGGAGCGGGCCGCCGACGTAGCCGCACATGGCGATAATGATCGCGCTCAGCTGTCGGCTCACGCCCAGCTCGTTCAGCCCCCAAGCGACGATCGCGCCGATCGCCCCGGCGCTGATCAGCCCCACTGTAAAACGCCAGCCGTCGAAAGGTTCTCCAAGATGCTCGCGGCCGGCGCGCACTCCCTGAAAAATCATGGCCAGCATCGCTCCCACACCTCCCGTCATGGCGATGTCTATCAACGTCCGCTCGTGCTGTTCCTCTCCCGGCATATAGCTACCTCGCTTTTCTTCGATCCCACGTCCTCAGATGTCCGTCCGGCGCTTTGGCGATGTCGATGTGCACGCCCCAGTTATATAACCCAATGCCACCCAGTTCCGAAAGCTCGCCGTTCTCCCAGGCGCGGACGATGGCGTCGTAAACCGCCTGCGGCGACAGGCGCTTGCAGTAAAAGTCCATCGCCCGCCCGCTCAAGTGTTTGCTCCGCGGGCTGCCGCCGACTTTCGCGTTATGCTTGCGGCACCGGCATACCGACGTCACGATCATCGGCTCGCCCAGCAGGTCGCGTATTTTTCCCGCCAGCGCCAGCAGCCGCGGCGTCGCGTTGCACAGTCCGCAGCCGCACCGGCACACGCATTCGTCTTTCGCAAAATGCGGCGACAACATTTCCCGTGCCATAAAACCACCTCTTGTTTTTTGTGTATAATTGTGTATAATAACGTCATGAAGAGAATAACAGGAGGAAGCAGATGAACCCCAGAAAGAAAACGATTAAAACGCTCGAAGCGAACGGCTTCGTCTTCAAGCGCTCCGGCGCGAACCACGACATCTACTTCAACCCGCAAACGCGCGTCATGATCCCGGTCAAACGCCATGACTTCGACGAAAACGACATGCGATACATTTTCAAAGAAGCCAAAATAAAACAGAGATGACAAGGAGGCCCACATGATTTACATTTACACTGCGGTTTTCACTCCCATCGGCGACGGAGGCTATTACGCCCGCGTCCCCGATCTACCCGGCTGCGTCACCACGGGCAAGAGTCTGGCCGACGCCATCGATCAGATCGCCGACGCCATGAACGCCTGGCTGGTTGTCGCCGAAGACGAAGGACTCGAAATCGCTTCTCCGACTCCGCAGGAACAGATGGAGCGCGCGCCGGGAACAGTCTGTTCTGTCATCAAGGCCGATACGCTCTCCTACCGCACCCGGACGGACACCCGCGCCACACGGAAAAACGTTTCATTGCCGATCTGGATGAGCCAGATGGCGGACAAACGGGGAATCAACTGCTCTCAGCTGCTGCAGGAAGCCCTGCGGAAGAAGCTGGAACGGTACGTGTAACGTCCCAAATAAGGGGGAACGCCGTGAAGGCGTTCCCCCTTTTCGTCTATCCTATAAAAGTCTCCGGCCAGACGATGGCGGCTAGATCCTCCGCGCTCTGCGCCGCCGCAACCTGCGTCAGCAGTTCGGCGGCGGCGTTGTACATGGCCGTCACGTAGGTCTGGATCGTCAGACAGAGATCCGTCGCATACGCCTCGTCCAGCTGGATCACAAAGCCGTCTTTGCACGTCCACGTCGGATACGGCACCGTCTCGGGACTGCCGACGGCGGCTGCCAGCGTCGGCGCGGCCATGACCGACAGGGCGAGGCGCTGCGCGTCGCCGTCGGTCCAGATCGGATGCCCCTGCCACATCGTGCCGGTGCGGATGGCGGCGTCGCGCGCAGCGAGGATCTCCACACGTTTCGCCGCCTTGAGCTCTTCAAGCGTCGGCGGATCGGGTTCTGGCTCGATCGTCACTTCGTCGGGGTGCTCAAGCGCGTAGGCGTGGACGGCGGCGTATTCCCCGGAGAGCTCCCACTCGCCCATGTTCGGGCAATTGTAGGGATAGCCGTTTTTCGTAAACGAGTAGCTGCCGTCGAGATTGCGGGTTAGATTTTCGTACATGCTTTGCCTCCTATTCTACACGCCAGGCAAACGCATGAGGGGAGCTCCCCTGTGCGCTTATAGTCGCCCCCCCCGCGGCAACACCGGCTCCCCCGTTATTTACTCCTCTCCAGTAATATGCCCAGGTTCCTCCGGAGGGGAGACTAAAAGAATTCGTCGCCTGTATATACACCCACTGCCCTACGCCGGCGGCGGCTTGGGGCTTGGGGGCTTTCGTGTTGTCCGTCGCTGGGATGCTGATGTTTTTCGTGCCGTCGAAAGCAACGCCGTTGATCGTGCGGGCGGTGGCGAGCTTGGTGGCGGAGCCGGCGTTTCCGGAAACGGACGTTTGTAAGGGGTGCGCATGGTCTCCCCGCGCGAACTTCGACGTTTCCGATCCAACGTTCGCAGTCGCCGCCGGAGGCTTCGGCGTCGTGCTCGAGGCCATGGCGTGCCCGTAGACCGACGCCGAGGCGAGCCCGTACGTAGAATTGTTGACGGCGTGAGAGGGCGGATTCACCGTAATATTCTGCGAGCCGTCGAAGGCGACGCCGTTGATGGTTCTGGGGGTCTTCAGCTTGTCGGCGGTCGGCGCGTTGTAGCTGCCGTTGATGGCGATCGTGACCTTGTCGTTGGTGCTGTCCGGCGTCAGCGCGATGCCGTTGCCGGCGGCCAGCGTCAGTGTGTCCTGCTTATTGTCGGCAACAATAGTGGTACTGCCCACGGCGACTTCGGAGAAGGCGTTTTGGTTGACTTCGGCGCCCGCCGCCACTTCGTTCAGTTTGACTTTGTCCGTCGCGCTCATGAAACCGGCGGTATCGACGGTGGCGACGGCGTGATCGTGCACGTTCGCCGCAAAAGCCGAGGAGTGCTTGCCGTCGACCATGTCGGCGTTGAGTCCGAGATTGACCTGTCGGTCGCTGACGGGAAGATTGCCTTCGTTGTGTCCAACGCTCAGGCCCGACAGTTTTCCGGCATCGACGATTTGCCCGTCTTTCAGGGCTTCCTGATTGGCGCGGATTTCTCCAGGTCCGTTGGCCACAAAACTTTCGTCCGCGGGCAACAGCGGATCGTATGCCATTGGCGTCACTTCCTTTTCATCAATATCCGTAGGCCGTCCAGTTGACGATGCCGCCTACGTCGGCGCCGGAGTTGTCGATCACCCGCACGGCCGCGGACGAGACGCCGGGTTCGCCGACGATGCGGCCCTGGCGGGTGGCTCCGTCCGCGGTGATGACCAGCGTCGGAGGGATTGCATATTCGAAGCCGTAATCGATCGCCGTTCCGCCCACCGGGATCTCGACGCGCCCGGCCTTGACGACGTCGGGCATATCGACGATCATGCGCATGATCGTCACGCAAGGCGCTCTCTGCGCCGTTCCCTGCCTCAAGGTCAAACGGTACTGAAGATACCTGAAGCGTTCACGATGAGGCAGGAATATTCGCCATTCGCTCCACGCGGCGCCGTCGCGGCTGATGCGGTATTCCAGCGTCACGAAACTGCCCGCGACTTTCTGGGTCATGAAATCGACCGACAGATCCGCCGAGACCATGCGCAGCAGATCCCTGACCGGCGACGTCCATATCCCCGAGGTCGCCGCTTCCGCGAGAGAAAGCACGGTTTCGCCGCCGACGTCGACGAAACGAACGCCGGTATAATCCGAGAAACGGCCGGGCAGCGTGGCGAACGTGATCGGGTTCTCAACGAAACAAGTCCCGTCGTGGCTGCCGTCCTGCAGCGCGATGCTGTCCCAGTCGGCCACGACGTTCTTTCCCGGCAGATTCTCGGGAGAAATCACGGCTTCCGCCGGTTGCGCGGAGTAAAAGCCGCCCCGATTGATCGCCTTGATCAGGTATTTGTAGCCGCGTTCCACCGAGATCTGAGTCGTCAGCTCCGGCTGCGTTACGCCCGTCGCGACGACGCTCGCCGAATCCCACAGGAATCCTTCGCGGATTTCGTAACCGACGACGTCCGCTTCGGGCGACTTGTTCCATATCAGATCCACGAAACCGCCGTCCTGCGTCGCCTGGAAGCCCGTCACCCGCGCCGGCTCCACGCGGGCGCTGCAAGCGGTGGTGGCCGCGTCGGAACAAAGCCCCAGACGGTTTTTCGCCCGCACCAAGATGCGGTAATCATGCGAGGCCGCCAGCACGATCGTCATATTCGTGTCGTTGGTCGCTCCCAGCGGAACGGCGGTCGTCCACGTCAGGCCGTCTCGAACCTCGTAGCCGATTACGTCCGTACTCGCCGACGCAGTCCACGAGATCAGCAGCTTCGTGCGGTCGTTCCCGTCCTGCGCAATCGTCAATCCGGTGGGAGGCGCCGGCGCCAGAGAGAATACGCCGGTCACGCTCTGGGGGTGCAGAGAACGAACGCCGCCGACCGTATAGGCGACCACCCAATAGGTGTAGTCTCCCGGCTCGACGATATGGAAATCCACGTGCGTGAGCAGGCTTTTGGCACAGACGACGGCCGCGCTCTCCCAGGAATGCCCCTCGCGCACTTCGTAATATGCGATGTCGGCGCCCGGCACCGTGTCCCAGCTCAGCTTCACGCGAGTGCGTTCGTCGGGGTACTGCGAAACGGCCAGCCCCTGCACGTCTTCCGGCTCGACGGCCACGTGCAGCGTGACCGTGCTGGCGGCGGATTCCGCGCCGGTGACGTCGATGGTGGAAACGCCGACGACAATCGTTTTGCTGGCGGTCCTGGTCAAAGCGACTTTCGTATCGGCGGTTTCCCGCACCGCCACGGCGTTGTCGACGTAAACACGGTACCCTCTCGGCTGCACGGCCGTAACGGGATCCCACGACACGATGATTCTGGAACGATCCGAGGCGTCCTGCACCACGGTCAAACCGCCCGGAGAAGCGTCGAGGATGCGTCCGTCCACGTTGAAGGCGTAAGGATCGACGTCGGCCATGCTCTGTACGTTGCTCATGAAGTAGTTGTAGGACGTCAGCTTCAAAAACATGGTCCGTCCCAGATCTTCGAGACGGTATTTGTAAGTCGCCACCGAGTTGTCGTGCCGCGCGAAGGGCGCGCCCGCGGCGTGAGCCTTCGCCTTGGTGCCGTAGAGTCCTCTTCGGCATCCTTCCAATCTGTACCGGCCGGAACTCAACAACGTCGCCGTCTCGTAGTTCACCCATTCGCCGTCCAGCCAGCAGGGCGTGATGTTGGCTTCCGCGCCTACGGTCGACACGCTGATCAGCTGGGTTTTGGGCTCCGCCAGCTGCACGATCAGGGTCGTGGCCGCCGCGGTGCACGACTCGAAGAGCGTGCCGTAACGGCAGGCTCCCTGAATGTCGGCGATCTGCTCGTAGGCGACGCCGTCGAAGGACGCCCAGACCAAAGCGCCGCCCCAGTTCTCGGACTCGCCGCTGGCGGCGATGGCCATTTCGCCGGGGTTCGTCTCCTGGGGCAGTTCAAACATCAGCGGAGGGCGCACGTTGCCGGGATCGAGGTTGGTGTTCAGGGTCGAACGCTCGTCTTCGTCCACGTCGTACCGCGCCGGCGAAGAGGTGCCGATCGAGGCGGCTTCGGCTTCCAGTTCCAGCTCGCCGTCGGCCGCTTCGGTAACGCGGACGATCCGCGCCAATGCGCGGCGAAGTCCCAGCACCTTGTCCGTCAACGTCACCAGGTCCCCGGGTTCCAGCAGGCAGTACGTCCAGGCCAGATGGAACTTGTAGCGGTTGCGCGCGAAGACGCTTTTCATGGCCAACTGTTCGGCGACGTGGGAAGCCCGTTTCTTCGTATGCAGGAAATGAAGCTGTCGCGTGCCGGCGGGACGCAGCCCTCTCTTGGAGATGTCGCTCAAGATCTGGAAGCTGACCGTCTCTTTCTCGTAGCCGTTGGCGCGGTTGAGGAATTCCACCGTGATTTCGTTGCAGCTCTCCGCGTCCGCGGCGCGTTCGAAGACCACCAGGGCGCCATCGTCGCTCGGCAGGAAGTCGTTTTCGTCCAGATCGTAGAGCGGCGTCATGTCGGGGCGCCACGTCACGCCGTTCCCGGTCACGGCTTCGTCCCGCATGGGAACGATTTTCAGTTTGTTCTGCGACCAGAAGCCGATGCTGTTGGTCGCTTCGAGGATGGAGTTGATCAGCTTGTAGGCTTCCGTCCCTTCCACGTCGGGAGGCGTGGAGATGTACAGGTCGGCCGCCGTGCAGAAAGCTCTGTAATCGTCGAGGCTGTCGGGGTCGATGGTCGACGCGGGCAGCCCCACTCCGACCCGGGAGTCGCTCACGATGGCCTCGATGACGTCGGCGGGGTTGGCGTCTATACCGTCGCCGCTCGAAAGCAGCAGTCCCTTGACTTCGAAGTTGAACGTGGGAAGCGTCCCGCTGCCGTTCAAATCGACGTCTCCGGCGACGTATGCCAGGGCGCTGTAGGGCAGCCGCCGCGCCGCGTCTTTCATGCCGGTCCAGGGGGCCTGTCCCATCCCGCCGCGGAACAGCGAGAGCCGACACGCCGAGAGCGTGGTGATGTCCGTTCCCCGCCACACTTTTCCGACGCCGGAAATCGTCCCTTCGCAGAGGCCGATCAGGGTCTTCACGGTGTAGTTGTACGTCGTGGTGACCGTGGTGTGGCGTCCGCCGCCCTTGCCGGCGCGCTGTTCCGTCTTCGTTTCGTGTTCGGTGAACTCCGACCAGTCGATTACGTTGCCGGCGACGCGCGTCGTGCCGAAGACGACGGGCACGTCGGCGCCGTACGAAGAAGCGTTGATCTGGAATTCGCCGATCCGGTTGCCCTCGATATACGTCGTGCCGCCGCTGCCGAACAATCCGGCCATGCTCTCACCTCCTCGGACGATATACGCCCCGCAGACGGCTCGCGCCGTCGCGCATCAAAAAAAGAGCGTCCGTGACGGCGCTCTCGACAACACCCAAGCCGACGTAGGAATGGATCACGTACGGCCACTTCGACACCAGGCCGCCGTGGGAGACGGTGCGGCCGTACCGGAAGAGCGCCACGTCGCCGGGGAGTTCGTCCCCTTCGGCGACTTTGTCGCAGAAGCGCATCACGCCCCGAAGGTACAGTTCTTCGCTGCGGTGCAGATGCCACTGCGGCGAATAATATCCCGTCTCCACCTCGCCGGGCGACAGTACGCCGGCGCCTTCGTAAGCGGCGATCAAAAGCTGCACGCAGTCCACGCCGACGCCCAGGACTTTCGCGCCGCTGTGATAAGGGGTGCCGATCCAGCGGCGCGCTTCCGCCACTGCCCGCTCGCGATCGCCGTCCGTCATACGAGGGTCTCCTTCAAAGGGATGAACGGCGTCGCCCGGTTGCGGTTCAGGTTGGCGAACTTGTCCCGGCAGGTGGCGACGGTCTTGTTGCACCCCGGATATATCGTGAAGGCGTCGCCGATCCGAATGGGGGCGTCCGTCGGCACGAGCAGGACGACGCGCCCGTCCGCGTAATTGAGCTTGACCGAGCTAACGGCGCCGGCGTTGGCCCCGCCCGTCCATTCGAGCGCGCCCTGGGCGTAGTAGTTGGCCGTCATGGCCGCGCCGGTCTGGAAGTCGCGGTCGCCGTGAACGCCGGTTACCGTAGCGTTCCGCCCCCAGTCCGATTTCTTGAGCCCGCACATCGCGCCGTACAGGACGTAAGGACAAGTGGGATAGTACTTCCGCACGGGATAGTCCACGTTCAGCTTCTGCACGGCACTCTTGACTTCGACCGCCAGGGAGAGGCCGCCGCCGTCCTTGATCTCGATCGCGCCGCCGAAGAAGGTCAGCGTGCCGACGATTTTTCCCGGTTCGCTCATAAACGCCCTTTTCAGCGTCAGCGTGGCGTTGTCCAAGCCGCCGTTGTGGGCGAGCTGAATCAGCGGAACGTCGCCGACCTTGTCGGTCGCGTCGAGGTCTATGGTCACGCTCATCTTGTCGACGGTGATCCCCGCCGACAGCTTGATGCCGTCCCGCGTAAACTGAGGGCCGTCGCAGACGTAGACGCGTCCGCCCGCGGTAACGGGGCGGTCGTAGTCGGCGTAGTACGCGGTCGTTCCGTTGGCGAGCTTCAGCTCGTACAGGTCGCAGACGTGGAACGAATCAGCATTGTGTAGGTAATCGCGCAGCTCGTCCGTCGTCTCTTTCATCGTACCGTCACCACCTTGAAACTATCGATTTCGTTGATGTCGAAGAACTCCACGCTCCAACCGACGTCATCGGCGTCCATGGCCACGCGCCAGTAGTATTCGAAGGTCGCCGTGACCGCCGCGCCGGAGGCGGGAGCCATGGCGAGGGCGATAAGTCCGTCGTCGAAATCGTAGGCGTCCTGTTCCTGACCGTCGCAGAAAACATGAAGCGTGCCGGCGACCACGTCGCGCACGGGCTCGGGATTCAGAGCGCCCCAGCGCCGCACGAGCTGAAAATTTCGATTGACGCCGTTGCCGTAACCGAGAAGAACGTTCGTCTCCCGATAGTCTTCGGGATCTTTCCACAGAAACGGAGACAACCGTCCCTGCACCGACAGGAGAAACCCCGCCACCCGGCGTATCTGTTCGTCGGTCAGCCCCGTCAGGCTGCACTCGATCTCCCAATCGGGATAGGATTGATGGGTCATGGACTTGCGACGCCCGCTTCCGGCCACCTTCACGTAGGTGCTGAAAACGGGCGTTTTCTTGGATTTCCACTTGATCGGCATTTCCGGGAACACCGGCAGCGTCATTTAGGCTCCCCCTCCTATCAGGGCGAATTCGCGCCGCTGGGACTTGAGCCACTTGCCCAGAGCGCGGCCGCCCTTGTTGTCCAGCCAGTTTTCCAGGCTCTTCGCGTCGAAGGCCTGAACGGTCACGCTGACGGGCGCGGCGCCTCCGCCGTGGGACGTGATGCCGGCGGCCAGCTTGTTGAACACTTTGTCGTTGAGGGGGGCCACCACTTCGCTGTAACGTCCCTCGCCGATCTGGGCCAGCGTGGGGCCGGTCACCAGGCCGCCCTCGGCCAGTCCGGGAATCGACAGAGAGCTGGAAAGCGCGTGAGTCGCCGAGATCCCCGCCATGGCCGGAACGCTGTTTCCCCCCATGGTGGCCAAAGAGACGGCCGCGGCGGCAGGCGCCCATGCGGACGCGGTGGCGGCTCCCGCGGCCGCCGACGCGGCCGTTTGCGTCGCCAGCGCGGATTTGCCGGCGACGGCAACCATCAGCATGCCCGCCACCTTCTTGGCGAAGTAATCGGCGACGACCTGCAGCACCGACTGACCGAAGGACTTCCACGCCTCGCTCAGGCTCTTGGTGCCCATGAGCAGGTCGCCGATGCTGCCGCTCATGGAGTCGAAGGCCGTGGCGTACATGTCGCTCATCAGCTGGGCCGTCGTGGCGTGCGCGGCCAGCTGGGCTTCCTGCCAGGCGTCGAGCATGGTCTTTTGCGCTTCCAGGTTGTTCAGCCTGACGGCGTTCTCTTCGGAGAGCGCGCTTTGAAGCATGGACAAGGACGCTTGATCGTGGGCGGCTTGAATGTCGGCTTCAAGATCCTTGCACTGCCGGAAATACTCCGTCTGTTTGTCCCATTCCGCCTGCTTCGCCCTGGTCAGCGCCGCGGCTTTTTCCGCGGAGAGGTCGAGAATGTCTTCCTCGGTAAGCCGATAGGCCATGCCGACTTTTTCCAGCGCCGCCAGGATGCCGGCTTTTTGGTTCCGGGTGCCGGTGGCGTAGTCCTGGCCGAGACTGTCGAAGAAGGAGGCGATCTCTTCGTAGCTCCGCCGCGCCTCGTTGGCCATGTCGCGCAGTTCCAGGGCGGAACCGTAAAGGGAACCGGCGGAGATTCGCTCCTGCATGTCTTCGTAGCCGTCGGCGATACGACGGTAGATCTCCCGCTTTTCCTGCGCTTCCTCTTGGAGAATTCTCCGGCGCTTTTCGGCGTAGACTTCTTCGAGGCGCGTCTTGTCCCGCTCGTAGTTTTCGTTGGCCCGCCGCGACGCTTCCAGCTTGGCCGATTCTTCCCCGCGCCATTTTTCCAGCGCGTCGATCTTCGTGCCGATGAGATCGATCCACTGGTCTTCGATGGCGTCGGAAACTTTTTTCGCCTCTTTGAGGAGATCGTCGTACGACTTGCCGCCTTTTCCGTCGCCCTTTCCTTTGCCGCCGCTCTTGCGCAGCGCGGCGCGCGCCGCAGCGAGCTGCTTTTCCTGCTGCTCTTGAGCCTTTGCTGCAACCGCGGAGGGGTCGGAAAGATTGCCATGAACTGCGTCCTTCTTAGTCCCCTTTCCCGCTTCTCCGCTCGCGAGTTCGTCTCTCTGCTCAATCCCAAACTCACCGAGCAATTGGAACATCTCGTTGTAAGTGAGCCTGTCTTTGGCGCTCTCGAATTGGTCGAAAAACTTATTGATCAGGTCAATGCCAGTGTTTACCCAAGCAACGATCCATGCAATATGTTCGGTGTAAAAATCTTCCACCCATTCTTTGGCGCGGTCGAAGCTCTTCTTGATTTCCTCCCAGTGCTCGTAGATGAGCGTCGCGCAGAGACCGACGGCGGCGGCGAGGGCCGTGAAGGGGGTAATCAACAGGCCGACCTTGATCAGAAGCAGGCCGACGGTCGGCAGCAGGATCGTGGCGATGGCCGCGCTCAGGCCGACGATTTTCGCCTTGACGCTGTCGGGGATCATGTCGTTCAGCGCCTTGCGGATGCCGGAAGTTCGCACCGCGTCGGCGAAGTCGAGCAGCCAGGCGGAGCACCGCGCAAAGACGTCTTTCAAGTCGAAACTCTCGGTGATGTCGTCGCCGATGGAGGTGAGGATGCTCTTCAGGGAGATCTGCATGTTGGAAAAGCTGATGGGGATTTCTCCGGAGATCCTGTCCATCAGGCCCGCGTACTTCTTCGACAGGCCTTTCAGCAGGGCGTCGAGCGCGTCGCCGGCCGACAGCGCGCCTTTGCTGGTCGCTTCGTAGACTTGCGCCGACGTCATGCCCATCTCGTCGCCGATGAGCCGGGCGGAGTTGATGCCCTGCTGGGTGATGCGGTCGAGGTCGCGTTTCAGGATCGTTCCTTTGGCGCTGATCTGGCCGATGATCCTGCTCAGCTCCACCAGCCCTTCGTCGCCCTTGCCGGTCGCGGCCGCGGCGTCGCCCAGGGTTCTCAGGATGGGTACGACGTGCTCGGTTTCGACTCCGAAGGCGTGCAGCAGGCGGGAGGATTCTCTCACGCCCGCGACGTCGAACGGGGTTTGGGCGGCGAACTTGTTCAGGTCGCCGAGGTGCTTTTTCGCCGCGTCGGCGCTTCCCGTCAGCTTTTCGAAGGCGACGTTCACCACCGCCATCTGGCCGCTCATCTGGATCGCCTTCGCGCCCAGAACGCCGGCGGCGACGGTTATCCCCGCAAAACCGTGCGCCATGCGCTGCGACGTTTTGAAGACTTCGGAACCCATGAACGATCTGATGTTTCTCTGGACGGCCCGCAGCTCTTTCCGAAACTCGGAAGAGTCGGCGGAGATCTTCACCAACAGATCGGCAATCGTTGCCATCAGTTCGCCTCCTTTCCGTCAAGCCCAAAGGTCTTGCGCAGATACGCCGCGTCGGCTTTTTTGGCCGCGCGGCGCTCGCGTTCCATCCTGTCTTTCATCGCCGGCGAGAGCAGGTGCCCGACGAAATCGGCCAGGCTGCCGTGGCGATGGTTTTTGTCCATCACGTAGTTCGTGATCGGCAAAAAGAAGTTGCCCCAGAAAAGCGCCTCTTCGTCGCGGCGCCATTGATAGCCTTGCAGCAGCGCCATGAACTCGTGCGGCTGCAGCCGCTCGAATTCGCGCGGTTTCAGGTTCAGCGGTCCGTACGCCAGCGGCTCGGCCCAGGAGACCCAGTCGCTTATCGTTCCGACTGGGTCTCCCGGTCGTTTTTTTCGTCGGGCTCGGGATCGGCGCTTTCCGCTTTGCCGAAAATGCCGGAGGCCACGACGGCCCGAACGATGGTCGCGGCGATCTCGTTCAGGTCGCCGCCCGCGGCGAAGTATTCCTCGAGTTTCCGCTGGATGGCCGAGCGGTTCCCGTAATGGTGCCCGAGCCCGACGGTCAGTCCGAAGAGGACGAAATTGATCCCCACGTTGCCTTCCGCGATGATCTTTTGGATGGACGTCCCCATCAGCTTTTCGAGCGCCGCGAGCCGGCCGATGTCGAAATAGATGCGCTGGTCTTCGCCGAAATGATCGAAAACGATTTCATGTCTCATTCACACAACCTCCACATATGCGAAAAGAAGGGCGCGGGGCCCTTCTTTTAGGAATCTTCCGCCCTTGCGGACAGCGGTCCGTTGCCGCTGATGGTGCCCGAAATCTCGGCCGCGCCGTCGTGAGGCGTGGACAGGGAGAACTCGGTCAGCGAGCCCCAGCCGGTCTGCACGGTGTTGTTGGGGTATTTCAGTTTGACGTTGATCTCGGAGCCATTCTGGAACGCCGTTTCGAGGGCGCTCAGGCCGGTATCGTCGAGCACGACCATGGCGCCGAGATCGATGCTCCAGCTGCGCAGTCCGGCCTTGGAGCCTTTCCAGCCGCCGCTGGTCTTGTGGGACACGTCGATCTCGTCGGCCGAACGGGAAAGGTCGGCCGAGCGCTGGCCGCCGATCAGCGTCCATACCGGAACGTCAGCGGTACCGGTGTTGACGTAAAGCAAATAATCCTTGCCAACGGTCGCGTTGCTCTGCGACGGGTTGGCGGGCAAAGTTACGGGCATGGGATGTTAACCTCCTACATATTGGATTTTCGCCACGAAAGTCAAGACGCCGTGATAGCCCACCTCGTCTTCGGGGAACGCCTCGAAAAAATCGACGTCGCAGGACAGGACTTCGAACCCGTCCGCGGACAGGTCTAGTTTCACGCTGGTCAGCACCGAAGCGACGTCGTCGGCCATTTCCTGTATCTGTTTCTTTCCGGCGTAGTTCGACCACAGGTCGAGCTGCATGGAAACGTCCCAGGCGTCAAGCGCCTTGGCGCCGCTCTGCTTGGCAGTGAAAGAACCGAAGCTCACGGCCGGAGGCGTCGCGTCCTCGGGGACGTCGTCGTAAACGGGGGCGGTCTGGTACGTCGACAGCGCCTCGTAGACCGCCCGCTGCAGGGGGATCATGGGAATGTGCCGCATCATTTGCTCTTGACCGCCTCCTTCAATCGTTTTATCAGGTTGGGGCGCTCCTCTTCGTACGAGGGTCGTATGAAAGGGCGCTTGGCGCGTTTGGGAATGACCGCACGCGCCGCGAATCTCACCGCCGCCGTGTCGATGATCCGCAGTGCGGCCGGCTTGCCGTGTTTGTTTTTGGCGTGCTTGGGATATTCGTCCGAGCGTTCCACGCCCAGTTCGATCAGGTGAGCGTGAGGCGCTTTCGCTCCGAAATACCCCGTGCAGTTGGTTTTTTGGAAGCTGAAGAAGATGGACTTCTTCAGCTTGCCGGTGCGCCGCGGCACGCGGCTGCGCGCCCGGCCGGCCATCTCCTTGACGGAAACGAGCACGGCGTCTTCGATGCGGAGGCGCGCCTGGGCATCGAACGCGGAGATGGAATTCAGCGCCTCTCGCAGCTCGGCGTTCGACGGAGAGATGTCAAGGCGCATTGCGCTTCACTTCCTCGCAGTTCATTCGCGTCAGCTCCATGCCGATGTCCCAGACGTCGAGGATCCTGTAAGTCCGGCCGGCGTAGATCAGGCGGCAGCCGGGCTTGACGTCGGCGCGGTAGCGGATCGTCACCGGGTACGTGACGGCCGACACCACGCCGCCCTGCTGGATCTCCGTCGTCGCGGCGGGCTTTTCGAAACACGCCCACACGGAACACAGGGGGATCCACGCGACGGAGCGCCCGCCCATGCCGTCGTTCTCGGCGCGGGGAAACTCGATGGCGACTTTGCGGTTCAGCTTGCCGGGGTTCATACGGGCACCTTCCGCCGCAGGCTAAGCAGCGCTTTCGTCCCGAAGGGGACTTCGGTCACGGCGCCGCCGACGTTGACCGCCACGCGGTTCTCGTAAAGGTGTCCGATCAGCAGCAGGCAGGCCGCCTTTTCCAGCATGGTCATCTTCTCGGGCGTCCGGGGTTCGCCGTCCGCGCCGGCGCCAGCCGCGTAGACGCGGTTCTGGTAGTGTTCGGCGTATTGGCGCGAGGCGGCGATGTAGACGGAGATCAGGGCGTCTTCATCGTCGGCGACGACCCGCAAATGAGCCTTGGCTTCCGCCAGGGAGATCGGTTCGACTGCCGCCTCGCCGCTCATTCGGGATCACCCCCGTTTCGTCTTCTTGGCGGCTCGCGGGAGAGCCGCGGTCTCCGCCGCCGGCTCGGCCGTTTCGGTCTCCGGCGGTTCGAGCGTCGCGTCCCGCGGCGGTTCGAGCGTTTCGCTCTCCGTCGGCATTGGTTCCAGGGGCAGGGCGTAGCCGCCGTCCACGAGGGCCCGCGCGAAGGGGCCCCCGAGATCCTGGACGCTGTCGGCCGGATAGACGCCGTCCGGCCCCGCCGCGGTCGTAATCATGCGCATTTTCATGATGATCGCCTCCTTGTTTCGGCCGCATCAGGCCGTCTTATCCCAGCTTCACGCGGACGAAGGCCTCGGGCAGCACGGGAGCGGCGTCCCAATAGCCGCGGCCGATGAAGCCGATCTGCGAGGTTTCGGCGTACAGCTCGTTCAGGCGCTGCACCCACATGCCCTGAAGCTCGGCGATGTAGTAGTACTGCCAGCAGCACAGCGCGCCGACGTAAAGGCCGGTGGTGAAGGTGTTGGGGACGTATTCGGACTCGTCCAAGGGGATGCCGCAGAGCATGTCGGGCTGTCCCGACACGAGGCCGGTTCTCCACAGGTACTGTCCTTCGCTGTCGACGAGCTTGGCGAGCATCTTCACGGCGTCGCGGTGGAAGACCCAGCGGGCTTTGTTGCGGTAGCTGGACTTCATGGCATAGGTGGCGTTCAGGATGCCGTTCGCGGTGATGGCGGTCGCCGTGTTCTCGGCGCTGACGTCGCGGGCCGCGGGCACTCCGTTGGGACTGGCGGTGAAGACGCCCAGGGGCTGGCCGCTGCCGGAGCCGGTAAGGAATGCCTTTTCCTGCGCGACGGCGAACTTGTAGGCCATGCGCTCGCTGACGATCTGCTCGACGGGCAGAGCCGAGGTGAGCAGAAGCTTTTGGGAGACTTTGATTCTCTTCGAGAGCTGCACGGGCTTCAGCGAACGGTGGCCGAAGCTGAGGTCGGAATCCTCGGAGACCTGAGCGATCTCGGTCGTCCAGTTGGGATCGGAGATGTCGGCCGCCAGCGTGGGGATGCCGAGTTCGTCGGAGCTGGTCACTTTCAGCATGGTCGCGTGCTGTCTCACGAAGACGGAGTCGTCGAGTCCCTTGAGCAGCTGGGCGACGAATTCTTCCGCGGCGTGCAGGTAACCGCCGGCGGCGTCGGTGTCGTTCGCCAGGGCGCGGTATTCGGCTTCCGCGACCTGCCCGTAGGCCAGGTAACGGCGGAAGGCCTTGAGGCGCTGTTCTTCCTTGGTCGGAGTTTTCCCCTGCGGCTGGCCCTGGGAGGGCGCGGGCGCGAAAGAATTCATCTCGGCCTCGGCGAGGGTCTGGCGCTCCTCGTCCTTGATGCGCGTGGTCAGGCTTTCGATGTCGCCCCAGATCTTGTCGTAGGACGCCCGCTCTTCCGCGGACAGCTCCCTTTTTTCTTCTTCGGCGCGGTCGAGCAGCGCGCGGGATTCGTTCACCAGTTTCGCCTTGGCGGCGCGAAGTTCGTTCACTTTGTCCAGAGACATGTTTGCATTCCTCCTATTCGATTTCGGCGAGATCCAGTCTCGCTCGTTCTATGCCGATAAAAAAGCCGGGAACGTCGTCCCGGTTCCGCTGTTTCTTCCTGTCTTCCTCGTGATCCTTGAGGACGTCCTCGAGGCTGCGGATGCCGCTGGTCGCGCCCGGATAGGCCGGGTACGTGACGGGCGACACGTCGAACAGCTCGCCGATTCTGTGCAGCGTGCGCACTCTCGGCTCGACGCTGTCGTCCCACTCTTCGATGCCGCCGGCCATGGAAAACGCGAAGGAGCTTTCCTTGATGTCGCCGCGTTCGATGCTGGCCACGAGGTCTCTGGCCCATTGGGTGTCGGGCGGGGTGATTTCGTAAAACAACCCGGCGTCGTCTTCGCGCAGGCTCAGGGTTCCCGCCGACTCGCGGCCGAGGATATGGTTCGGGTCGTGGTTGAACAACGCGCGCGCATCCGAGGATTTCAGCGCTTCGGCGAAAGCGCCCGGCGCGATCTTCTCGCGGAACCAGCCCATCATCTCGGAAAATTCGTTGAATCTGGCCGCGTAGCCGCAGATTTTTTTCGGCGCGTCGCCCTCGGACGAGACTCGCAGCTCCGCTTTGAAATAGCGCAATTCCTTTTTCATTCCTTCTCACCTCCTTGGGCTTGTTTCCGTCCTTCCGCCACAGCCTTGTTCAGCGTGATCATGGCGCCCTGGACGAGATGCTCGTCGCCGTCGGCGATCGGCGGCAGGTTCTCCGAGGCGCGGACTTCGTTGATGCTCTTCATGCCCGAACTGATCGCCGTCCGGTAGGCTTCGTACCGGCTCTTCACGTCGCCGCGCAGCAGCCCGTCGGTGACGAATTCCACGAAGTAGCGGCCGCGTTCCGAGGGCAGGAACAGCCGCCAGTTCATGGCCTGTTCGTACCGCGTCAGGTGCGGAGCCAGCGTGAACATCACGAACTCGAGGGAGAGTTGGTCGATGTTCGAGTAGGTCGCGTGTTCCAGATCGTTGATCAGGTGGCCGGGGACGCGGAAGATGCCGGCGATTTCGCTGCGGTTGAATTTCAGCGTTTCGATCAGCTGCGCGTCGAGCGCCGAGATGGTCAGCGGCGTGTACTTCATGGATCCTTCCAGCACGGCGGTCTTGCCGACGTTCTTCGCTCCGGAGAACGAATTTTTCCAGTCGGTCTTCAGGCGCTGCAGGGCTTCGTCGTCCAGCTCGCCTTCGTAGGAGAGGATTCCCGAGGGCATCGCGCCGTTGCCGAAGGTAGAGGCGCTGTGTTGTTCGGCGGCGATGCCGATGCCGATGGTTTCGGCGGCCATGCAGATGGGCGAATATCCCATCACGCCGTCGAATCCCAGGCACGGCACGTGCAGGATCTGTTCCGGCAGGAAGCGCAGCGGAACGCCGTGCGCGTCGTTCACGTCGTAAACGAGCTGATCGTTTTCCACCAGCCGCCGCGGCGTCACGTTCGTGGGTTTGAGGAGGCGGATGGCTTTGACGCGGCCGTCGCGGCCGTGTTCGATGTAGGAGTAGGAATTGCCCCACGAGCATAGATGGGCCATGGAGGTTTCTTTCCAAGAGTAGGCGGTGCGTTCGGGATCGGGGCGAAGGTGAAGCAGCGGATAAAGGGGATGGTCCGGCGCTTCTCTTTTGCCGCCGCCGGGGAGTCTTTCGTAGACTTTCAGCGGAAGTTGCGCGAGGGATTCGGAAAGGACTCGAATGCAGGCGTAGACGGTAGACAGTCTCATGGCCGTCTCCTCGTTGACGGGCACGCCCGCCGACGTGGCGGAGCCGAATAGGGACATCCACTTCGCGTTGGGTTCTTCGCCCGCCAGAAAGCGCAATTCCAAGGAACGGCGCGTAAACGGTATTTTCAGTCTCAACTTTTTCATCACCCCCTTTTACAAAACGACCAGGCCGCGTTTCGCGTAAACGCTGGGCTTGCGACCCTCCGCGGCGATCGCGCGCGCCAACGCCATGATGCCGGCGACGACGCCGTCAATCTTCTCGCGGCTCTTTTCCTTGTCGGGTTTGATGTTCCCGGCCGGATCCAGGCGCAGCGCCACGTTCGACATCATCCAGTTCATGACCGGATTGCCGCCGTGGTGGTACTGCTTCGACAGCACGAGGGTTTCGAAGCGTTTGGCCGGCGGGCTCATGCTCAAAAAGCCCTGCCGAAACTCGACCATTTCCAGGCCGTGGTTGATCATGTGGCTCGTCAGCTCCGTCGCGTTGTACGGATCGAACGCCAGTTCCTTGATCTTGTATTGGGCCGCCAGCTCGAGGATTCTGTGTTCGATGAAGTCGTAATCTATGCTGTTTCCGTCGGTTGCGTGGATCAGTCCTTGGCGGACCCACGCATCGTACGGGACTCGGTCGCGGCGGACGCGGCGTTCGATATTGTCGGCGGGGATCCAGAATTCGTACAGGTTTTGGAAGCTGCCGTCTTCCATCGGGAAGCACAGCGCCAGGGCCGAAATGTCGGTCGTGGTGGAGAGGTCCAGGCCGCCGTAGCACGGGCGCCCTTGCAGGGCGTCGAGATCGACGGCGCCGGCGGACGCGTTCCAGACTTCGGGAAGGATCCACGAGCTTTCGGCCGAGGTCCATACGTCCAGGTGCAGGCGCAGGAACGCGTTCAGCGCCGACGGCGAGGACTTGACGCGCGCGGCCTTGATGCGCAGGTCGTCGATCTTGACCGACACGTTCAGATTGGGGTTCGCTTTCTCCCAGTTGCTCTCGTCTTCCCAGTCGTCGCCGTCGTCCAAGGTGAAGATCATGCCGAAAAAGGCGTCGTCGGTCAGGACTTTGTCGAGGATCTTTTCCAGGTGGTTGTGCAGCTCGCGGCAGATTCCCCGCTGATTGACGCCGGCGGTCGTGATGCCGACCATGAGGGGCTGGCGGCGGGCGCTCGTCGCGGTGTCCAGGATGTCCCAAAGGTCGCGGCTTTTGTGGGCGTGGACTTCGTCGACGAGGGCGCAATGGACGTTCAGGCCGTCGAGGCTGTCGTAGTCGGCGGACAAGGGCTCGAACTTGCTGGCGGTGTCTTCGACGTGAAGGTTGTTGCTCTGAATGGTGACGAAGTTCTTGATCTCCGCCGAGGATCTGACCATTCGCGTCGCTTCGGAATGGACGATCTTGGCCTGGTCGCGCCGGGTGGCCGCGGAATAGACTTCGGCGCCCGGCTCGCCGTCGCCGTCTAGCATGTACAATCCGATGCCGGCCGCCAAGGTACTTTTGCCGTTCTTTCTGGCGACTTCCAGATACGCCGTGCGAAAGCGGCGCATGCCGTCTTTCTTTCTCTTCCAGCCGAACAGGCAATAGACGAAGAATTGCTGCCAGGGCGAGAGGATGAAGACTTTGCCGCCCCATTCTCCTTTGCTGTGATGGAGGTAGGAGAAGAACTGCAAGGCGTCTTCCGCCGCGGCTTCGTCGAAATAGAAGCCGCGGCGGCCGGCGGTCTTCAGATCTTCCAAGTGTCGGGCCACGGCGGCGCGGATCCACCGGCAGGCGGGGATCTGCCCGCTTCGAACCATCTCGATGTATCGCAGCGCCCAACGCGAGCTATTCGTTTGAGGCTTTCGTCCGACGACGGGCCGCATAACCGTTCGCCTCCTCCTTGGGAGTCAGAGGCAGCCGGCGCCGCGCCGACGGAGTCAAGCCGAACTGCTCTTCGATCTTCAGAGCCTCCGACGACGCGGCCTTGAAAATCCGCCAGGACGGGTTCACTCTTTCGCGCGCCGTTCCGGCTCTGATGATCGTGCCCCGTTCGTCCATGTCCTTCGCGGCCTCGTCGCAGATGCGTTTCAGTTCGATGTACCGGCAGAAGGCTCCCCGGTCGATGGGATTGGCGATGTCGTTCGTGATCAGGAACGACCAGATTTCCTCGACTTCGAGGCGGACATTCTGCGGCAGTGCGGAAAGATCGTCGGGGGTGGGGAAATCTATAATCATGCTCTGCGTTTTCTTTTTGTGAGACCTTGCGCTCACCTTCTTCAAGGCCTCCGGCTTGGGCTTCGGCCCCCTGACCGGCATTCCCTCACCCCCTGTCGAATTTTTCGTAAATAGGGGGCGCGCGTGTAAAGCGGGCCACAATACGGTCTGGGTCCTATTCCGCCAGCGATTGCGACCACCCCTCCCCCGAGTGTCTTTTTCTTTCTCTATTTTCTTTTTCTTTTAAAGTTTTCGCGTTGTGGCAGGCCATGCACAGCGATTGAAGGTTGCTCCACTGCGTCGTCGGTCCGCCGTCCTTGATCTCGACGATGTGATCCACGACTTTGGCCACCGCGATCCGACCGTTCCTCATACATTCCTCGCACAATGGGTGTTTTCGGATATAGGCGTTGCGAAGCCGCTGCCAGCGAGCGGTATGGTAAAAGCGGTGAGACTCCGGACGCTTGGCGTCGTATTTCTTGTCGTATTCCGACCGGCGGATTGGGTGCTCCGATTCGTGCAGCGGACAGTATTTGTGCCCCGCCTCCACCAACGCTCCGCAACCGGGATGCGGACACGGGTGCTTCGCTCTCCTGGGCATGGTTCAGACCAGCGACCGATCGACGGTCGCACCGATAAAATCCCGTCTTGTCATCGCAAATTCCTCGCTTCTACGAAAAAGGCCGCCCCCGCAGGCGACCTCGCTTTTATTCCAACGCTACCACTATAATCCTTTGTTGTCGGTTATTTGTCCGATATTCGTCCGATATTTGTCGGTTATTCGTCGGCTATCTTTCGTCTAGAATTCGTCTGGAATTCGGCTAGAATTCCGGTAGCGTGATCTGCCCTTCCACGTCGCGGCGCCGATAACAGGACTGCCCCGGATTCGTACTGATCATGTAGGCGATGCATCGCGGCGTGCGGCGCACGATTTCATAGACGGTACTCTTGTTCAGATCGTAGAGCTCGGCCAGCCGGTCATAGGCGCTGCCGTAGTGCAGCCGGGACTGAACCGACGCTTTCAGGTTCACGCTCCGGCTGTAGATCTCCCAGTCTCGCGCCGTCATCGGATTCTTCCGAAAGGCTCTGACCGCCTCCACGATCTCTTCCCAAGAGACCAGGGACAAATAGCTTTCGAATTCGGCCTGGTAGCTGTCTTCGTCCCGAATGTCCTTGGGATCGGCGGAAGCTCTTGCCGCCCTCAAGCGGAGCGCCGGCGCGACGGATCTCGACGGCCTATGAAGAAACGCCGCCCTCAACTGTTCGCGCGTCGGTTCCGGAGCTTCTCCTCGGAGAGCGGCCAGGCCTTTCCAGCATCGTCTGGCAATGATGTCGATCACCCGCGCCAGTCCTTCCACTTCGCCGATCACGCCGCCCTCCTCCTTCCATCCGTTCTCGTTCCAGAATCGCCCGCACGACTTGAGCCGCCAAGTCGTCGGGACGCTCGATCCATTTCCACGGGGCGTGAAAGACCAGCCATCCTCTCGCCGCGTAGCCGTTGCCCTTCTCGTAGTCCTTCAACACGCTCGCCGGGTTGTTGTGCCTGCCGGAGATCCACGTGCCGCCGTCGATCTCCAACGCCACCCGGACTTCCGGCCAGGCCATATCCGCCCTCCATTGCCGCGACGGCGCCGCAAAACGATGTTCGTAGACGCAGTTCAGCCCCGTATTTCTCGCGACGATCTCCGCGAAGAGCCGTTTCTGCCGATCGTGCAGCTCCTTTTTCGGATCAGGCATGATCAGATCCTGTACACCGGTTTTCGCTTCTTCACGCGTTCCACGGCCACGGCATCGCCCGTAAAGGACATGGACGCCCCGTTGTACCGCAGCGACCAGCAGGATCCCTTCCGCCCGCTGCGGCACTTCACCACCATGGCGATCAGCGGCGGATTCCTGTAATAACCCAGCTCCGGATTTTCGTCGGGCTGTGCGTCCAAGAACAGCTCGATGATCGTGTCGCAGTTTCGAGCCAAAGAGTTGCCTCCCGAGGCCCGCCCGGTGAAATCGCCGTTCCGCTGCCCCGCTTTGGCGATCTCCGACATCTGCGACAGCACGATCCACGTCGCGTCGTAACGCTGCTGCCATTCCCTGATCTTCTCCGTGCAGGTTCGCTGAGCTTCCAGCTCGCTCTCGAAGCCGGCCGTGGCGGTGAGATAGTCCCAAATCACCAGCCCCGGGCGCAGACGGTTCACCAGCGCCTCGATCCCCTTGAGATCCAGCGGCCCGCCCGCCAGGTGAAAGCGCCCCTTGTCGATCTTCGCTCGGTTCGCCCTCGCCGTGGAATAAAGCGATTCCCCGCGGATCATCATGTTCAGCAGATTTTTTTCGCTGGTATCCGCCAGAGGAAGCAACCGCCGCAGCGCGATCTTGTGAGGTTGCATGTCGATCGAGAGATACAACACGTCCCGCCCCACGTTGCGCAGGTAGCTTTCGGCGCACGCCAGCGCCAGCGACGTTTTCATGCTGCCGTCGCCGCCGATGATGGCCATCAGTTCGCCGGGGAGCATTCCGCCGCCGATGGCGCCATCCAGAAGCCTGATCCCCGTATTCGCCAACGGCAGCCCTTCCCACGAGCGCACCTCCGCCTCGTACGCTCCCAAGACGGCGTCAGGATCGGAGTTCGCCGTCAGCGCCATGCGTGACGCTTTGGTCAGCTCCGCCCACGCGTCGGCCAGGACCGCCGCCGTGTCGCTGTTGCGGTCATCCGCCGCTCGTTCCAGGTAGCGCGCCGCCTGGAGAAAGGCCCGCCTCTGACGCATCTCGCGCAGCACCTGAGCGTGAGCGCGCCACGACAGCGCGGAATTGGTGGCTCCCACGTATCCGGCCGCCTCGTTCTGCGTCAGCACGCCTCTGGACGTGAGCACCACCAAGTTCAGACTTTCTCCGGAAGCCACGCGCCGCGACAGCTCCTCGAAAAGGCGCGAAGCCTTGCCGTCCGTGAAGTCGCCGACGGTCAGCAAAGCGGCAAGCCCTTGAGCGGCTTCGGCGTCCACGAGCATGTCGCCGATGACGGCGCGCTCCATGGCGGCGTCCGAAGGGGCCGCCACGATCCGTTCCTCGCAATAGCCGAAATCCGGCGCCAAATTGCTATTCCGCATCCACCTTCACCCCCAGAATGAAAAAATCCAGCCGGGACAGCCCATAGGTCTTCCCGCCTTGCCGTTCCACCTGTTCCGCGGCGATCTGGATCTCGTCCCCCAGATTCGTCAGGAAGACGTCCCTCGCCGCGTCGTTCGGTAATTCCAGGAATCGCCGCAGGATAGCCCGTTCGGCGCCTCCTCGGCCGGTCTTCGGCCCCGGCCAATCCTCCATCACCTGTTTGGCGATATCCTTCGCCCGTCGCTCCAGGCGCTTGTATTCGGTCCGGGAAACGTTCGTCTCCGGCGTCGAACGTTCGCTCCGCAGCCACGTGTCGAGAAAGCGAGCCATGCTCTTGTATTTTTTATCGGGATTCGTCAGCCTGAAGTTGATGGCCTTGTTGACGAGAAAGCGCACCCGTTCGTCCCCGTAGGTCGCGCGCCAACGGGGAATCATTTTTTTCACGAGCGTCAGATTTTCTTCGGGATAAGCGTCTTGTACGATCTTCGAAATTTCGAAATCGAAACCGTTTTCCTCGAAGGGGATGGCGAGGGACGTTTTTTCTCCCCCCAC